GTACCAGCACCGCCGGTTCGCGCCGCCGACGCACCGGTCATCGCGCCGCCGCCACCGGATCCGTTGCCCGTGCCGGCGTTGCCGTTGCCCGCGGCAGTGAGCCCGACGCCGCCGGCGCCGAACAAGCCTGAGCCGCCGTTACCGGACGCGCCAAGCGGGGTGACGGCTGTCATGATGCCCGGCTTGCCCGCATCGCCAGGCGCGTTCACATCGCCGTTCGTGCCCGCGACGCCGCCCGCGCCGCCCGCGTAGGAAGTGCCGACCGTCACGACGGCAGTGGCAACCACCGCGCCCGTGCCGCCCTTCGCGGTGATCGTCGTAGCGCCAACGACGAACGTCGAATCACCACCGTTGCCGCCCGCAGCGCCCGAGTTACCGGCGCCCGCAGCGCCGTACGTGACGGTGTAGGTCGTGTTCGGCGAGACCGCGATCGTCTTCTCTGCGTAGCCACCGGCGCCGCCACCGCCACCGCAGCTCGCAGCGGACGCGACCGAGGTGCATCCCGCACCGCCGCCACCCCCGCCGACGCCCGCGATCTTGATCGTGTTCGTCTGCATGCCGGTCGTGAAGTTGCCGACCGTGAGAAAAGTGCTCTTGAGGAACCGTCCGGCGCTCGGCGAGTTCGCGATGGCGCCGTTTTTATCGACCACCAGCCAGCCCTGGTTTTCGTTGTAGGACAGCGTGCAGCCAGCAGGCAGCGTGACTGCGATGACCGTGATCGTCGTCGTGCCGTCGAAGTGCTGCACGGTGATCGCGTTGGTGTTGGTGGCGTCCTTGTTCGCGATCGTGACGGTCTTGACGTTGCGCTGCGTCGACGACGCCGGCGCCGGGACGATGTTCGTCGTGGTCGCCGTCGCGATCGCCGTGTTCGTGCGACCGGGCGTTGGCGTCGACCCGCTGAGATCGACCCACGATGCGTGCACGTCGGTATTGAGGGCCGACCCGGTGACGACCTTGAGAACATCCGAGGTGCTGGCGAGGTTGATCATGCGCCCGGCGCCGTTAGCGTGAAGCTGTTCTCTTTCACGTCCTGATGGATTTGGATGTTCGTGTTGTCGAGTGTGATGTCGCCGCCGCTGCCAGTAAGCGTGACGGTGCCCTGCACGTGGCACGTCGTGCCGGCGCTGTCGTAGAGGCGGAAGTAGCCGGCGGTCCCGGTCGCATCCGCATCCGCGTCCTCCCACGTGCCCTTCAGCGTCTTCTGACCGCTCGCGGCGTCGTTCATCCAATCCGCCGGCAGCGTCGCCACAGCGACGCGTGTGCCGGTCTCTGCGGCCGCGCAGTTCGCTGGCGCGGAGCCGGTCAGGAAGACCAGCTTTGGCGACGTCCCGGCGACGGTCTCGAGCAGGTCGAGCAGCTGATTTCGATACGAGGTCGAGAACTGCAAGCTCATGCCTGCAGCACGATCACGTCACCCGGCGGAGCACAAGCACGACGCCGCCCATGCCGTCCGGAATACGGCCGGTGACGCTATAGTCGACGTCGCCGATCGTCAGCGTCGGCTCGACGTCCTCCGGATCGTCGGGGAGGTCCGCGAGCCGCACGAACACCGCGGGCCCGAGCGCCTCGACGCTAGCAGGTGCCCCGCCCTTCGCGAGCATGAACTGCTCGTCGAAGATGCCGGTCACTTCGTACGGCGGAGACTCGGGTACCTGGAACCTCACAGTCACGCCGCCGAGCAGCTCCAGCACAGAGCGATCCATCTCCTCCACTCGATCGGAGAAGGCCAACGCCTACTCCAACGTGTAGGAGAACGCGATGTCGACGTTCGTCGCGACCGTGATCGCCGAACCGGTGTTGGCGATCGTGAGCGCCGTGTTCGCATCGCACTGCGCGAACGACGCGCCATCCGCGAGCAGCGTGCCGCCGGCGCTGCCGGCGCGAACCATCGCGCTCTGCGTCAAGCTGGCCTGCGTGAACGCGACGAGCTTCACGACCGAGCTCGCCTGCGTGCCCTTGAGGTCGACCGTCGTGTTCGACGTGACGGCACCACCGATGGCGATCGCATAGGCATCAGTGATGCGGTACTTCGCACCAGGAATCGCCGGAAGCAGTGTGGCACCAGCGTTGATTGCCGCGACTGTGAGCCGCTTGCGGTATGTGAAGATGCGCCCGCTGAGCGGCGTCCCATGCAGGCGCACGATCCCGGTCGTATCCGCAGAAAGCGCTGCGATGGCGGCGGTACCGATCGGAAAACCGACCGTTGAGTCGACGGTGGCGCGCGCATTGGTCTGATCCCAGAACAACGGCTGCTCTTGCGCCCAGGTCTCACTCGTTGCCTTCGCAACGGTGAAGGCGCCGCCGATCTTGCCGCGAAACGTCGCGGTCGCGAGTGCGGTGTCGGCCGGGATCACGAAGAGCCCCCCGATCAGGACCGGCACACCCTTGGTCACGCCGCCGGTGGGCGCGACGTACTGCATGACATCTGCGTCTGCTTGTGAAAGTCCCAAACTCATGGTCCCGGCTCCTTGCTGGATTACGCGACGTTGACCGCCGCGGAAATGTTCTGTAGGCGGACCTTGCCGCTGGTGTCGCCGCTCTGCGCTGCGGCAACGGCGACGCCCGCCCTGCGCGCGGTCGCCGACTGCGCGGTCGTGAAGCTGCCAGCCGAGCTGTCGAAGTAGAGCACTTGGCCCTCCGACCATGTCGCGCCAGCGGTCTTCGCAAGAGTCCACACGCCCGTGACGTGTCCCTCGAAAGGCAGTGTCTGCGCGACCGTGTCGGTCGGCACAACCACGAGCGAGCCGATCAAGATGGCGACGCCCTTGACGACACCGCCAGTGGGCGACGTGAAGGGGAGGATGTGGCCTTCCTGGATGAAATTGCCTGCCATGTTCGCTTCTCCGGTGCCTTTGACTCCTCGGGCCGCTGGCGAGTCCTTCGCTCAGCGGCCTCGAGCTCGAGTGAGCTCGCTACATCAGCTCGGCTACACGCCGGCGTTCGTGACAGCCGCCTTCGGGTCACCCATCTGCGCCTTCGCGTAGAGCGTGACCTTCCATTCCACACCGTCGACGCGCCAGCCGTTCATGCTGTCCATCGTCGGGCCCTGGCCGTAGCCTTCGAGGAAGGCGACGACGATCGCGGCGGCGATGCTCGGGTCGGCGAACAGGTAGCGGCGCGTCGAACTCGCGGCGAGCCGCGGCGTGCCGATGATGTCGCTGAACAGGCCGCGCACCATGTTGGGGCGCTGCAGCTTGTTCGACGTGTCCGGATCGTACTGCGCGTCGTTGATCACCTGCGCCGTTCCCTTCAGCGAGTCAGGAACGAGCAAGCGATCCGGCGTCAGATCGAGATAGTCGAGCGAGTTGGGATCCTTCTGCGCGCGCATCACGACGCGGTCCGCGTCCATGCCGGCAACCGACAGCGCCGAGCCCGTCGCGTTGACGTTCGCGCGATTCGCATGAAAGAACGGCTGCGAGTCCGACTGCGTCGGGCCGAGTCCCGAGTTCAGCGCGAGCAACGCGTACACCGCGTTCTCGATGGTGCGCTGACCGGAACGGCCGATCTCGGTCGCCATCTGAATGAGGGCGCCCATGTCGTCGTTGATGATCGTCTCCTGCGAGACAGCGAACATCTTGCCGAGGCGCTGCGTGCTGAGCGCGTACTTCGACGCGTCGGGAATCGCACCCGTCTGGTACTCCTGGTGCTCGGCGAGCACGTCGAGGCTCGGCAGCGAGCCCGTGCGGTAACGGTTGCTGGTGCGGAAGTCCGGCACCGTATCGACGCCGCAGAACCGCGGCCACGTCGCCTGCTGCGTCATGTACGCACCGAGCAGGACCTTGCCGAGCACGTTCTCCAGGATGTTCGGAAAGTCGCCGGTCACCTGGTAGTTGGTCGCGCGCTGCGTGAACGCGAGGCCGATCATCTTCAACTTGTCCATGCCGGCTGTTCGGATGCCAGCACGCTCGACGCACTTACGAGCCAGCTCGATCGGGGACAGGCCGCGGAACTCGCCACCGTTGAAGGAGACGTCCTTGAACTTGTCGGGGTCGATCTTCTTGGCCGCCTCGAGCATCTTGCGAGCCTTGTCGTCGCGCTCGAACAGCCACGCCGATGCGCCGCGGATGAACTTGTCACGGGCGTCTTCGCCCGCGCCGAAGTGAGTACCGTCCGCCAGGTACGCCGGCTCGCCGGTCTGCTTGCGCACCATCTCGGAGAACGCGAGCTTGCGCGCTTCGTCGACAGTGGTGCCGAGCTCGATCTGCTTGAGCGACCATTCTTCGCCAAGGCCGGACTGATCGCCGATCTTGCGAATGTCCGCCGAGCGAAGTCGCTCTTCCGCGATCGCGGCGTCGCGCTCGAGCGCGATCTGGGCGGCTTGCTCCTTCGCGCGCGCGATCTTCGCCATGGTGGCCGCCTGCGTTGCAGCGACAGCGGCCGGGACTGCCGGCTGCGGCGCCGGCGGGTTGAGGGGCTGATCTTCGTCGGCCATTGTCGTCTCCTGTTGCCTGGTTACAAACACGCACGGGGTGCGTTCGGGACTTGCTGATCGAAACCCCGCGCCGTCGTCTGCGCCCATCGGCACCGGTGACAGCTCATAGGGTTCCCAGTCGACGGCGCGGAAGACGGGGACCTTACTGTCGCCGCCCCCCACACTGCCGACCTCCTCCATCCGATACGTGTTGTATCCGACGGAGACGTTCTGGATGATTCCGTCCTTGACCTTGCGGAAGATCTGCTCTGCCGCCGGATCGTCCTCGGCCTTGGCAAAACGCACCATCGCGTAGCCCTTGCCGTTCTCGATTCGAGCGCTGCCAGCAACGACGACACCGATCACGCCGGACAGGTCGTAGCCGTCGTGCGCGTTGAGCATCGGAGCGCCGTTGTTGAGGCGCTTCATGCGGACGTGCTTCGGATCGAGGGACAGTTCCTCGTAGAAAGGATCGCGGAAGAAGCCACCGCCGCGCAGCACGCGCGCACCTGTGGTCCACAGGACATCGACCGTGCGCGCTTCCTCGTTCAGCGTCTTCGGCAGAACCGTCGCAACGCGCGAGAGAACCGGAAGTTCCAGCGTCCTCTCCTGCACGGTGTTCCGTTGCGCCATGTCGCGGTCAGGATCACGGCGCCAGCGGCGCGTCAAGTGGATCACTGCACGGTGGGCGGAGCGTCGGTGCCTTCTGTCGCATCAGCGCTATCGGTCGCATCGCTCGCCGCGCCCGACGTCTGCTGCATCTGCCCGGCGCCGCTCGTGCGCCGCGAGTCGCTGTCGAGCACGATGCCGAGCTTGTCGAGGCGTTCCAGGCCGCGCTTGTACTCGACCCAGAATTGCTCGGGGTCGTAGCCCTGCTCACGCACCATCTCGTCGTGCGTCTTCATGCCGGCGCGCACCGCCTGCATGTTCGCCTTGCTCTCTGTCGATGGATCGATCATCGGCATCGCAGGTGGTGTCCACTCGGCGGGCGACAGGTCGACCTCGAGGATGCCCGCGAGCTGCAGCACCTGCAGCATCCAGAGCCACACAGGCGCACAGAACTGAGGGATGAGCGTGTTCCAGCGCCAGTCGTCGACGTCAGCCATGTGCGCGATGCGTCCCATGCGCGCCGAACTGAAGTTGACCTGCGTCATGTCGCCGGTGAGGTCCTCGTACGTCACGCCGAGACCCGCAGCGATGCCGCGCAGCGAGATCGTCGAGTACGCCGTGTGGTCGTTCGATGCGGGCGGATTGGCGAACTGGACCTGCTTGCCGGCCGGCAAGTTGAGGATCATCCCCGGCTCGAGCGTGTCGATGTTCTGGCCCGTCGTGGAATCGGTACTTCCGGACCCGAGCGCGACGCCGGTACCGTCCAGATCTGTCACGAAAGCAGCGAGGCATGCGGCGATCTTCTGCTTCATGAGCGTCGCGTCTTCGAACTCGTCGAACTCGTGCAACCGAACATCGACGGACGCGAACCACGGAATGCCGCGCACCTGACCGGCGCGCTCCTGATCGTAGACGTGGAGGATGTCTCTCGCCGGAATGCG